CTAACTGCTAGTTACACCACCTACTACTGTATTCTTACCTACTATAATACATCCAGCACTACTATTAGCTGTAGAGCCTTTATGTATTAAGATACCATCAAATCCCTTTACATTGAGTAATCTAGGCATCCTTCCATTACAGAAGCTCTTATAATATGGCTTCTAGCTAAACTTAGGACTGATAACACCCATAGCTATCTTATAAGTGCCAAGTGGAATAGCTGTCTTAGCATATACCTTAGTAGCCTTAATCTTCTCTAGAGAATCCTTATCAGTTAATCCTCTATCCTTATCCTCTACAGTATCACAGAAGTAAACCCCATCTATATAGAGCTTCCCTATACTGTATGTGGCTTTCTTATACTTCCGATTCAGAGTTATCTTCATCAGTACCTCCATTAACCACTTTCTGTATAATCTTCTCTATCTTCTCTGTAGCACTACTAGAAAACTCCCCAATTTTGGACTTAAAGTAGATGCTTACCCCAAATATACCACCAGCAGTAATAAAGCACTATGCAATAAAAATCAATGTGCCAGTAGCGATATTAAAGGCATTAAGGAAAAAGGATAAGAAGGCGATAATCACACCAGCAGCAATAAGCACAATAGCCATAGCATACTGAATCTTATCCTTAATACATAGGTCTTTCCATCTGTAATCCTTAATCATTTTGGTAATAAATTGTTAAATAAATACTTAGTTCATCTGAAAGAGATAACCGATTACAGTAATGTTAATGGCTCTGATACCTCCACCATCACCACCCCAATAATCATTACCCCAACTATCATTATTCTAATCTCTCTAGTGAAATTCCCTAATCTTAAACTTCTTATCTTCATAATAGGCTTCAAACCAGTGTGCGCCATCACTTCTACCATTTATAGACACACTAGAGCTATGAGTAGTTTTAGTGGCTGTATCATTGTTAGCAGTATCCCCACTCATTTCCTAAGTAACGTGAATGGCATTAATGTAAACAGAAGTATTATCGGCAAAAGTAGGAGTTATAGTAAGAGTACCACCATCAGCACTAATAGCCAAGTTAGTAATAAGCTCCGATTTACACCCACTGAAATTAAATAAGCCATTAGCATTAGCATAGCTATATTTATGGATTTTTCCGGCTAGTAATACTACTGGATGCTGATAATTGCCATACTTGCACACTTTCAGCTCTTCCTATATAGATTTAAGGGTATTGGTAATCTCTGATAAATCTATGCTCTCAATATCTCCACTGATATTACTTACTTGATTCTTTAACTTCTCAATCTCATCAGCATTAGCCTATATATTGGTAGTATTGTTTGTAATGGCTGTAGTGTTGTTATTGACTTTAGAAGTAAGATTAGTTATGTTGGTTTCAGCGGTGCTTACTCTGCCTTTAAGAGCGTCTATTTCTGTCTTATTGGCTGCTATGTTAGTGGTGTTATTAGTTATCCTAGTATCATAGCCTTTAAGCAGCTCTACTATATCAGTCTTAACCTTAGTAGTAGGGTGTGGTATATATAGATGCTGTTTAGCGTAAATATCATTAGCTTCAACCTCATTAGAAGTAATCTTTAGCTCTACATTTAGATTACCTCCACCAGTTTCCTCTGCTATATCTTCTCCATCACCGCCATCTTCATCATCATAAGTAGGCGGGACAATAGCCTAGATAGTAACATTACCATTTACTAACATAGAGCCATCAACATCCTCACCTTCATCCTGCTATCCCCAAATAGTCCTGTTTAGTTCTATGCTAGAAGATTCAGAGTTTCCACCCCTTGAACCACCTCCACTACTACTATTGCTTGTAATTCCTTTGCTGTATTTAATTAGTTTCATTGGTAATCGTTAGTTTTTTCTATTAATTGTGCTGTAACCTAATTGTTTTTGTAATCTATCTCTAGCGTATCTACAATATAATATTTACCGCTAAGTGTTTTATCTGTTAATAAAGTCCACGGCTTAATACCTAGATTATTCTTTAGATTACATTCAAATATGATTCGGGGTTGCTAATACTATGATACATTTCTAACTACAAAATGCTCTTCCTGCCTTAATGTCATTCTAGTAGCTTGATTATAGGTAGTATCTAGATAAACAGAAGTAGAGCCATTAAGATAATCAACAGTAGAATAAGAAGGGGTTTTGTTATCGTATGTGCAAACCTTAAACTTAATTTCATCCATAGGATAAACACTATTATAGCCAGTTACATCATTAGTATATACTGTATCAGCATCAGCAGCTTCATCATTAAGAGCATCATCAGAATAGCCTAACTTAATATCAAAGTCAGAATATAACATTACAAAAGGTGGATAACCGCTATAGCTGTTTTTCTTATCTCTAGCATTGTTCCTTTCATACTTTCCTTTAGTATCTCTATTAGCAAATACAGTTAGCTCTATAGTTCCTTCTAGGTTTTGTGTTGAAGGAATAGTAAAATAATACCCCTCATCATCTACACCCCATAAAGCTCCACAATTATTATAAATCTGCTAGTCCTTATCTAGCCAATTACCTACTTTTACATCTTTTGTAGGGTCGCCATAGAATAACTTAAAATTAGCAGGATAATCAACCCATTGCCCTTTATCGGTATAACTGCCTTCACATTTCCAATACTTATTACCCCATTTCAATCTAGCCCACACATAGCCTTCATTCTTATAAACTGAAGTTCCGTCTGTATCATTGTGAATATAAGTCTTTCCGTCTAGTGGAAATATACCAGTATAGTTATTATGCCTTCTTACCTTTCCACTAAGGACTATATAAGCACCATCACCACCAAAAACAGTAGGGATATTCTTTGTAATGGTGAAATATGGATAATTTGTAGTGTTATCGTGTCCTATGTGATAATCATTGTTTAGATTAACTCCTATGATATAGTTAGATAATTTCTTAGTTCCAACATTACCCATATTACAGAGCCTACCAAATAACTCTAATTTCTTTTGTTGGCTAAAGGTGTTCCAATCTCCACCCCAGCTAGCTCTCCACTCATTATATTCACCTTCACTATAACACTTAGTAAAATATCCGGCAACGTGTGCCCCAAAATACTAACTTAACTGTGAATATTTTTCGGGGTTAAATGTATCATTACTAACTACTGTGTGGCTAGCATTATTAGAATAGCGTTTTACATTGATTAAGGGATTATTATAGAACTTAGCAATAACTAGGTAATATCTAAAATCACCTCTGTTATTTGCTCCACCACTTAATCTAGCTTCTGGTGTAACTCGCTTAATCATTACTAATATAGGCTCTAGCTCATTATTGGCATTTTTTACCATTGCTTGTAAGCTCTCTCTATATTGGCTAGTATCTGTAAGAATATCAGAAGTGGAAGTAATGTTACTGTAATTCCTTTGCTTATCAAGTCCATCAAATAGAGAATCAATATCACTAAACTCATCCACTACAACACACTGATTAAATAGCTCTGATAGTGTAATACTTGAACCATTTTCAGCGTATGAATTGCCGTCAATATGATAAGAATGTGATATTTCTACATTAGTAGGAGCTGAAATAGTAGAGCCAGTAATATCATATCTAAAATAGCTCTTTCTACCAGTTCTAATAGCATCATAATCTAGAATATATACATCTTCTCCTTGTGCTGTTATAGTATATCCCATATACTACATTAACTCAAATAAGGTATCGTAACAGTCCCAAGCTACATCATCATCCGGCTAGTTCTCATAATCCTTACTATCAAAAAAATTCTCTTCTGATACACGGATTTTAGATAATATATTTGTAGTGTCAGTAGCAGTAAGCCTTATATTGTCAGTAATATAGAGATAACGGTAGCACTGACATCTTTTTAATATCTTGAATATGAGATTTAAGAAAGTTTCTAAGCTCTTTGTATTAGTTCTAAATGGTACACCTTTTAATGAAGCAATACCATCTACAGCTTCTATCTCCATTACTTCCCTCTCTTCATCCCAATCCTATGTATAAGCACACGGTGTTACATATCCTACCCACTCTACTTTATTAGTGGATTCATCTATTAACTTAATCTTAGTTCCTTGTGCATTAGCACTATATATATCATACTTCAAATTAGGAGTTATCATTTCTATAGTAGCTCCAGTAGTCTTAATAGGAGCGTAGATAGTTTTCCCATCTGAATCCATAGAAGTTACAAAGGGATTACCACCTAAAGTAAATACTTCCGTATTGTTTCCCTTTTCAGTGGTAATCTCAACTTTATAACTAACTCCGTTCAATGAAGTAAATTCACTTGTATATTTAGACATTTCAACGGATATTTATAAGTTATTTTAATCTACTCTGTTTCTTATCATAGTTATTCAAGCATCCTTTAAGAGTAGAGCCACTAATCTTAAACTCTACATTTCTCATACCTCCTACAGCTCCACCACCATTTAAGGCATTAAACAGATTGCTCTGCTGCATTGGATTCAATATCATTTCTCCAGCGTTTACCCTAGCTAGCATCTTATCACCGTGAAAAGAACCACCGCTAATAATACCACCATCAGCAAAGCTACCAGCAAAGGAAGCAAATAGAGCTGTAATAGTGGCTATGATAGATGCTATAGCTGCAATATTAGCAGGGAATGGTAGAGCAGCAGCAGAAGCAGTACCAGAAGCTAGAGCTTCACCCTATTTAGCACCGATAAGAGCAACTATCTGAGGTATTATCTGAGCTACAGCCTAAGCGGTCTATCCTGCTAATTCAAGCATCTTCCCGGCTGTGCCACCGATAGCACCTCCTAAAGAGCTGAAGGCACTACCAACAGAATCAGTAACAGAAGAGATATTATCCATCTTTTCCTAGTAGGCTTCAGCAGCTTCAGCAGCTAATTCAAATTGGCTCTTTACAGTTTCACCATCTATCTTAATCTAGATTTCGTGTTGCTGTTGTGTCAATTCGGCTATATCCTTAGATAGCTGTTTCCATTCATCAGAGCCTACTACTTCCAATTTAAGAGCAGCCTATTTATCAGATATTTGCTTTTGCACATAGCCTATAGAACCTTCCTTTGCTTCCGGCTTAACTTGCTTAGGCTCTTCTTTCTTTTCTACAAGTAATCCGTTTCTGATTTTGAGCTGTTTAATCTGTTCCTCTAGAGCTGCCTTCTCTGCATTGATTTCGGCTAGCCTAGCATCAGATACTACAGTATTTTTAAGCTCATTATCTAACTTTCTGTAAGCTGCTTCTAAAGCTGCTATACTTCCTACTTCTGGTGGAGTTTGAGTAGTTCTAGTAGTGTTTGTAGTACCTCTTCTACCTCCACCTCTTCCACCTCCACCAACTGAAGGAGTGCTAGTAGAAGTATGTGTATTAGTAGGTAGTTCTGTAGTAGTTGTAGAAGTAGATTTAACTGTTCCAGCCTTCATAGGAGCAGGAACTGAGGTAGATTTACCTTCCAATCCTAACCATTTAAGAAAGTCATTCCAGAGCTTCTTAACCTTACCTATAATCTCAACAGCCTTATTATATATAGTAGTCCAAGCATTAGCGATATTCTAAACAAAAGCGTTATCAGTCAAAGTACCTTTAAGCTGATTCCATTTATTCTAGATACCATTAGCCACATTAGTAGCTACATCCTTAATAGCGTTAAATGCCTTAGCTGCTACAGCCACTACTATCTGTAATACTGTTCCGATTCCTTTTATAATATCAGATAACATTTGAATCTGAATCTTACTGATATTGCAGTTATCAGTAACATCAGAGCCAAATAAATCAAAGGTGCTTATAACATCAGAGATTACATTTATAATATCATTCAGTAATCCCATAATATCCATTACACCATCTGCTATACCCTATAATACTCCAGATTGTCCTAGAGAGATTAACAGAGCATCCCAAGCAGATTTAAGCCTAGTAACAGCACCCTCAAAGTTATCATTATTGATAGTCATTTGCTCATAGGCTGTATTAGTTCCGGCTAGTGATTGTGTGTAACCATCAAATGTGCTTCTACCCTCTATAAGAGATTTAAGCATAGTAACATTAGATTCACCAACCATCTTAGCTATCTCTGCATCCGATAACTGAGCAGCAGCCAGATTCTCTAGAGCTTGCGACATACCAACTACAGAAGGCTTAAAATCATTGCTAGCCTTCATAGATAATTGAAGTAGTGTCGATGCTAATTGTGAACCAGCCACATCAGCAGAGCTAAATTTAGGTGCTACAGTTTCAATAGCAGCAGATAGTTCCACATAGTTCATTCCTGCACTAGAAGCAGCAGTACCAGCCTTTTCAAAAGCAGTCTATAAGTAACTTACATCTGCTGAACCTTGCTAAGAAGCAGCAGCCAAAGTATTTATAATGTTAGTAGCTTCACTAGCACTAACACCCATTTGATTCATTACAGTAGTAATACCCTTAGCTGCATCCACTACTTCTATCTGAGCAGCTTCCGCTAATACGTTTGCAGCCTTAGTAACTTCCATCAGAGCATCTTTATCAGATAAGAGTTCTGGAGCTTGTGAACCAATCAGCTTCATAGCATCCACAATTTCACTAGCACTACTCTTAAACTCTTTACTCATTTCAATAGCTCCCTTAGATATATCCTGCATAGCTTCATCACTTAATCCAGTCAGTGATTGTAGGCTGTCTAAGTGTGTTTCAAATTCAGCAGCAGCTTTACCAGCTTGAACCATTACAACACCTACAGCAGCCACAGCAGCAGTAGCAGCTCCAGCAGGGGTAGCTATAGCTCCCAAAGAGCTAGCAATACCACCGAAGCCACTTCTAGAAGCTACTTCATTGGCAATATTTCTAAGGTTGCCTAATCTACCATTCATCTAGCCACTAGCACTATCCACCCTTCTAGTAGCTTGATTTACCTAATCTAGAGCTTGCTGATACCTTTGTGCTGCTTGTGCCATCCTCTAGAAGAGTTCACTAGAAGTATCACCAGTAACAGCCAACTGTTCCATAGCTCTTTTTACATCCTTCAGCTTCTTATTAAGTGGTGCTGAAGATTGCTCTATGCGGTTAAATCGCTGTTGTATTGCGTCTAATCGGTTAGCACTACCACCTAGTTCATTAATGCTTCTTTGTGCATTTCTAATAGTACCAGATAGATTATCCTAACCTTGTAAACGCACTATATAATCATTCGCCATAGTTATCAAAGATTAAAGGTTTATAACTCCAGAAGCATTTATAATGCGTTTTCTCTTCACCCCTACAACAAGCTGCAACGTGTCCCTAATTGTGTCCGTTTCTACCACATTCAGCAGTAGAATCCCACACTTTAAGAAGTTCACCATCTAAGGAGTATTGATAAACTTTGCTACTCATTTTATCCAGTTCATCCTTAGTATGAGGTCTTAGCTTCCTTCCTTTAAGTGGTGAAGTTTTACCCTTAAATAGCTTCCTATTAATATCAGTCATTCTTTCAGATTGAGCTTCTTTAGCTTCATCACTCCAGATATATCCTCTGTTACCCTTACCTCCTTCTGTACTATTGTACCCATTATTAAAGGAATCGTAGTAAGCTATCCAAAATACTTCTCTATCATCTAGTTCCGATACTGGTACTTTCTCTATAACTTCATAGGAGAAGGCATCAATGCCATACTTTCTTAAAGCTCTATGAAAGTGGTAATCAGAGTTATTCTTAAATGCTTCATCTAAGTGGCGTTTATATCGGATTTCTGGTCTAACCGTCTATCCAATATAAACCTTACCATTTAGAGTATTAGTCCATTTATAGATAATACCCTCTATATAATCGTTTGCCATATTATTCTGTTATTAAGTTTTCGTATTGTTTAGCCTTCTCCCTCAGTCTAGCCATATCTTCATTAGATATAGTAGTATCAGCATCTTCTTTTTCCCATTGGAATTTAAGTATATCAGTTAGCTTTAACCTTTTAGTGCTGTTGGTCTAGGCTATCATATAGGCTATTAATCTGGACTGTTCCCAACTATCTTTATAAGATAAATACTCATATTCCATAACAGCCTTTACTTCATAAAGCTCCATCTTATCTAATACATACTCTGGTGGATAGTGAAGCCTAAGTGTTAGTATAGCGTAGAGTTCCGATACACTTAACTTTTTTTTTCACCGTTGCCTTCTGCTACCTCATTAAATAGCTCATTCTTTTTAGTAGAATCAACTACTACCTAGTTGAGCTGAGTAATAAGGCTAGCATCATTATCCATAGCATCTATAAACTCATCCCAATCTAGTAAGTTATCTGGATTGTTAGCTAGTAACATACAGTAAAAGAATAGGTAGTTATCCATAGTGTTACGGATTTCAAAAGGTCTTTCAGTAATCTATTCAAATATGAATAATGCTCTGATAGTATATTTCAGCTTATACTCTTTGTTGTTAATCGTAATTGTCATAATAATTAGTATTAAAAAGTAAATCCCTCTATACCCTCTAAACAAAGGTATAAAGGGATATACTTATATTTCAGTTAATTCCTTTATGTAACAAAAAATTTTTTAGACTATGTTCTAGGCTATTATTTTTCAAATTCTGTTACACGGTCTTATCTTCATCTAAAGTCATTTCTGATTCCGGCTGTTCACCTTCATCAGCAGGAAGTTCCATCATCTTAGTGCTTAATTTTTTTTTACGGGTTTCAGTTCACCTACACCAGTAAAATCTACTTTAAGAGTAGCGTTTTCACCGTTAGGAGCGTTCTTTTCTAGGTTAGTAATAATCATCTAGCCAGTGTAACCATCATTCTCTTTAGCAGTCCATCCATCTGTAGGAGCAGCACCTAACTTGCCTTCCTCAAAATTAGCTGAATCTCCTTCAAGAGCAAACACACCAGTAATAGGCTTCCTTGCTACCATCATCTGGAAAAGCTCATTATATCCTATTCCAGCCATAGGGTCGCCAATAAGATTCTCACTAGAGCAGCTCCAGCTTAACATTCCTACTTCTGAAGTTTGCCAAAGTCCACCACTATCTTTAGTAGATGTTTCCTTAGTATCAGCAGAGATACTAAGAGTGTGGTTAGTAGCGTATGCGATAGACTTTCCACCCACGAAAAGCATTAAATCACCACCTTTTGTAATCATAGTATTTCAATATTAAATGTAAGTTTTTGTATAAAAGCATCTTCTATATAATCCTCTTCAGCATTAACCAGCTTAATCTCTGATATGCTGATACCTTCGTACATCCCTCTAGTATGCTCCATTCTACCTAATACTTGTTTAGCTATCTGTAGAGCTTCTTGATAAGTAGAACCTGCTACTATCACTTCTACAGTTGCTAGTTCCTAGTAATTGAATCGGTCTTTAGTATTAGCGTGTGATAGTCCACTTCTCCTATACACTATAAAAGGATAAGCAGCACCCTAATCAGCAACTAAAGGATATACTTTTGTAGTGCCATCCAGCACTTTATATATTGCTTTACCTATTTCTAATCCGTTCATTAGTTAATATGGTTTAATGATTCTGTTATTGAACTATTTATAGTTTCACCTATATCCTGCTATCTAGCTTCTCTAAAGAAGTATAAGGGTCTAATGCTACCTCTGTTAGCTCCACCCCTTCTAAGCCTTCTTTGTGCTGTTCCAAGCTCAAAGAACTTCAGCCTAAAATCTCCTAAGATACTTACAGATACTTCACAGTAATCCTTATCCGCTTTCATTCTTACTCCGCTTACCATAGTCTTACCGTTCCATCTGTTAGGAGTTGAAGCACCAGCACCTAATTTAGCTCTAAGACTTCTTTTAGTTTGGCTAGTCAGTTTCTATCCACCCTTCTTTAGAGCAGTAAACAGAATCTATTTTGTAGAGTCAGAATCCAAAGCATTAAAGAGATTTTGTACCTAAGTATCATCCACAGTTACATTACTCATTTATTAGCTCCGCTTTAATGGTTAAAGATTGAAGTGCCTTATTTTCCTCTAGGGATAAAATGCGATACTTTTTATTCTTCCAGATAATCCTCATTCGTTCATCTATCTGGTGATAAATTCTCACTGTAAATACTACTTCATAAGCAAAGATTATTTCATTATTCTCATTAAGCCTATTACCACTTGTATAGGTAACTTGCGCTTTAGTCTTTCCTATGAAGGTTTCCCATCGGGTATAAGATGCTCCAAACTCATCAATAGTAGTAACTGGTCTTTCTACTTTAATTACTTCTGTTAATAGTCCGGCTCTCATATTACGGTATATAATAGTGTTTGTAAGTAGCTAGTAAAAATTCTAAGGTATAAGGGATTTTAGTAGCTGAGGTAAAACTAACTGGCTCTCTATTTGCATATAGATTACCAATCATTAGCAGGATAGCGTGATATACAGATTGAGGTAAAACACCATCCTTTAACAATGAAGCTAAAGGTATGTTCAAATTTGATTCTACAGCATCTTCAGCTACTTGTATAAGAGATATGATATATTCATCATCATCCTTAAAATCCTAGTCTATTTGAAGATGCTTCTTAGCTTTACTTAATGTAACATACATAGCTTATAAAGTTTAGAAGCAGAAGTAGAGTAGGCATTAAAGCCTACTCCATTTCTACAGATTATAACACTAATTATTACTCAACTACTCCAGCAACAAAAGCCTCAGAGCGTCTAGGTTTAGCATCAAAATAAGCGTTAATTACAAGTCTTACCTTGCCATTAGCAGCTTGTGTATAAGGGTCAACAGTTAAATCAATAGCTCCCCACTGAGCAATTACATAATCAGAGAAGTTACCAAGTACAACACCCTTAGCAGCAGAAGTACAAAGTACCTTGATACCGTTAACTTCTCCATCCTCCATTACAAAGCCACTATCACCCTTAGCAGCCTTGCGAAGAGCAGCCTTAGCTTTAGGAGATACAATGTAGCAGTATTCACCCATTACATTAGCTTCATCAAGCTCAGATTCCATATCTACAGTACCAGCATAAGTAAGCACAGCAGCATCAGCACCGTTAAACATACCAGCAGGGACTTTATTAGAACCAGCTTCATCACCAAGTATAGTAGCTTCAAGTTTATTGCTGATAGCCTTTACAATATCATTTCTAAGCATAGCTTCAGCACTTACAGAATCCTGAAGTAAGAACTGTTTGCTAACATCAATGTAAGCAGTAAGGCGTTTAGGTGAAAGTTCAACCTCAGAGAAAGTACCAGCTCCATCAGAAGCAGCAGCTACTTCACCTTCCCAAGTTACAGTAGAACCACTATATTTAGGAATAGAGATATTACCTACAAGTCCAGTCATAAAGGTAGCTCCGGCTTGTGCCATTACTAAGTTAGCTCTAAGTGGCTCCAGAATATTCAGCTTATCTTCTGCAACAGCTTCCATACCAGCAGTAGCTACAGTAGCCTGCACATCAGCACGCTCTTCTACTGGAAGCTGAATCTGTCCGTTAAAAGAAAGTCCAGATTTACGCATTTCAGTTACACCAGCGTTTACTACCTCTGCACTTCTTTCATCAAGTTGCTTTCCGTTAGCAACATCATTAATAGCTTTAAGTAAAGAAAACTTTTCCATTTTTCTAATTTGTTTATTGTTATTATCAGTTTGTATAGTGTTATTAATCTGTCTAAGTTCTTCATCTGCTTTTTCAATATCTTCAATAAGTTTATTATAGTTAGCAGATTCATCATCTGTTAATTTCCTAGATTCTTTTTCAGCTCCAGATAAAATAGATTCGGCTTGAATCTTTAGCTGTTCTTTGTGGTCGATGATTTCCAGTGAGTTCATTTCAATTTACTTCTAAGTTCTTTATAATAATTGGCTAGCTCTTCCTTCTCCTTCTGCTTGATAGCGTCTAATCCACGGCTATCAGCTTTAACAGAAGTGGCATCATAAGCAGCTCTATACACTGGAGATACATCAAATAGCTCATTAATGCTATTGATAGTCCTTAGATAAGTGCCATTCTCCAATTTACTCCAGCTATCTTTTCCTACTGTAAAGGCAAAGCTAGAAGTAGAAATATCACCTCTTCTAAGTCCTTCTAACAGTTCATCACCTAGAGCTGTATTAGGTGCTTCAAAAGTGTACTTTAAGCCAATTTCATCTATCTCTAAGGTTAGGCTACCTTCTCCTTTATTGCTTCTAGCTAATACACCTCTATCCTCATTATGATTAAGTAAGCAAAGTACATCCGACTTCTCTACTACACCATCTAAGGAAGTAGGGTCTATTCGTTCAATGAAGCCACCTAAATCATTAGAATCACTGTTAAATACTATTGCATATCCGCTAACAGTTCTGGATTCCGGCAAAATAGGTGTTATTTCGTTATTACTGTTTCTAATTTCTTTTATCATAGTTTTTACTCTTTCTATAAATATTACAGTATTTTGTGATACAAAATCAAATATCCTCTGAAGTCAGTTAATCCTCATAAGAGCTAGCACTGTATTCAACTCCATCATATAAAGGTGCTAATTGTTTCAGATATTCCATTTCATTAGCTATAAAGGCTACTCTTTCAGCTTCCTAAGCATCATCAAATAAGTAGAAATATTCAGTTCCCATAATGGATAGTAATAACTTCACCATCTACAATATCCTCTATCTGATTGGCTAGATTCTCTGTTACACATACCATTCTCTAGGGTATGGAATTACCGTATCTAGTATATAGGTTTCTATCCTCATTAGTTGAGGTGAAGTAGAAGTAAGTGTAATCCTGCTTAGTAAAGCTATCAGTAGTAACAGTGCTAGTAATATTCTGAGAATCTATATCGGCTCTGCTTACATCGGCTATATAAGCCTCATTAAACTTCTTTACAGCTTCTCTAGTAGCCTTATCTACTAACTCATATTCTACTCCATTGATATTAATTTTAGTAATCTCCATAGTATCAGAATTTATAGGTTATTTCGGAATTGCATCTAACTAACCAGTTCCCAAATCTAAAGAGCTTATACTGTTTATCTCCAGAAGGAAAATCTATAGTTACTAGAGAGTAATCATCATCCCACCCATTGAAGCACTAGCATCCAGCAGAAAGAGAATAAAGATTTTTGTGAGTAGCCGGAACTAAAAGAAAGAATGTTTTTATTGGTATATCTCCAGTGGATAGCCAGTTATGCCTAATAGAAATTGGAAGGTCAGTATTAGCAAATACCTTATTATTAATTTTATCTTTACTGAGAAGAGCAGTAAGATAGCTGTAGGTAATAGGAGTATCTTTATCGGTTTCATCCATTACTCCAGCAAAAATATTGCCTTCTGTAAAGGCTTCTACTTCCTCTACTTCTGCTGTCTTATGCTCTAGCTCCTTTATACGATTAAGCAGCTCATTAATCAAAGTTTGAGCTTCATTATCCTTAATCTTATAAGTAACACCATTGAAAGTAATTTGAGTAATCTCCATCAGTCCACTTCAATTATATAAAGTCCAGATTTACTTTCAACAGCTTCAACCCTCTTAGTAAGAGCTTCTATTTGCTTCTGAGCTTCTGTATCTTTAATCAGATACTCTTTACCGTTTATATTTACTTTAATTACATTCATTCTATTTCCCTCCAAGTTAAGCAGTTGTTAAGTTCATCTACATCTTTCTTTAATTGTTCAACATCATTAGAAAGAATATCTAACATCTGTTGAGCTTGCTTATCGGTAACAGTGTATTCTTTACCACCTATGATTACTTTTACAATTTTATCCATAATATAGTAGTGTTTTAAGCGTGCGTAATAGTCCATCCTTTAGAAGTGGCTATATTTATTTGTTCATCTGTAAGTGTATTGTAGGTATCAGCACTAAACTTAATACTTCTACTCTGTGTAACTGTTGCCAATCCATTAATAAAAACCATAGCGGAATCATTAGTAAGTGGACTATTTGATAAATCAATATTAGCCTTAATCCCCTTTATAGTTCCGACTACATTTGTAAGACTTCTACAGCGTAAAAAGGTGTTACTGAATCCGATTGCATTAGATAAATCCCATCCATCTAGATTAAGAGTTTCCAGCTTGTAACAATCGGAAAAGAGAGAATTAAATACTTTAACCTTAGTTACATCCCATCCGCTTAGATTCAGATTTACAAGCTCTATACAGTATTCAAACATATAGCTTAATCCAGTTACTTTAGAAGTGTTCCAGCTTGTTAAGTCAAGTGAAGTTAATGAATAACAGCTATCAAACACACCAGCCATATTAGTAATATTTTCAGTATTAAAAGCCTTTTCATTAATTGAAGTCATAGCTTCACATCTTAAAAACATATTATACATAGTGGTGGCAGTAGATAAATCTGGATAAGCTGTAATCTCTTTAAGCTGTTTGTTGCTAGTAAAAAATGGAGTATCTGTTACAGCCATATTAAACTCTTTAGTATCATCGTTTACTGGAATAGTAACCTAACTGCCAGTAGAACTATTTGAATAATACCAATAATCTACACTACTTGCAGTATCGGTAAACTTTCCTGCTAAGTTGGTCTGTATGTTATTTAATCCCCATACTAGCACATCACCGTTATAAATGGCATTAATAGGGGTGTAAGTTTTATACACCCCCACTAATCCCTTACTAGTTCCGTTCATTACTCTTCAGTTATATAGTAAAACGTCTTATTATCCTTCACTGCAATAGCATCATATTCGGCTTGTGTGCCTACCCAGAAAGTAGGGGTAGCATCTACCTTAGCCTTATCAGCAGCAGTATAATCATTAGTAGATAGTCCTTTACCAGATACCTTATCTACCTTACCGCTTATATCTTGATGCTCTGTAAGATACTTAGCATCAGATTCAGCCTTAGTATATGAATCACCTACATTAGCTTTTCCACTTATATCCTAGTGTTCGGTTAGATAATTGCCTTTAGGTTGATACTTGCCATCTGATTCTGTTTTAGTATATACATTCTTTATACCATCCTTCAAATCATTTACATCAGATACAACAGAGCCAAAAGTAGTACCTTCATTACCAGCCTAATCATAAAGAACCTAATCTAATCCGCTAGGAGTTATATAGGTATCTTCTGCTTCCGTCTTAGTTAGATAATCACTAAGTTGAGCTGATACATCTACACCAGCTACAGCAGCATCTACTTCAGCTTTTGTATATACATCAGCAGCATTAGCCTTAGCTGCTACTTCCTCTTTAGTGGCTACTGTTTCACTCCAAGTATTGAAGCTGTCTATAGGCACTCTAGCTTCTGCAATAGCCTTTAATTGATTACCTAGAGTATCAACCTCTTCTTTAGTATAGGTTTCTTCTTTATCAGCCTTAGTAGCTAACTGAGCATCTACATCAGCAGTCTTAGCATAGGAAGCCATATCAATAGCATCTATCTTATCATCTATAGCACCTACTAGAGTATCTACCTCCGTTTTATTGTAGGTAGATTCTCTAAGTTGTGCTATAAGGTTTTGAGCTTCCTTATCGGTTAAGTTATATTCAATCCCTTTTAGATTGATTTTAGTTATATTTGCCATAAGTCATTAAATATTAATTATAAGAGTTTCATTTTCTACTCTAAATCCTGCTTTAATAGCAGCTACATCAGCACTTACAGTATCAACAGAATCAGATATAGTAGATTCAGCAGCTTTAGCTCTGTCTGCTTCTGCCTTTATAGCATCAGCATTTTCCTTTTCAGCTCTCTTAGCTCTAGCAGCTTCATCAGCTACACTATTGGCTACAGTAACATTCAGCTTGCTAATCTCATCATCTGTATAGTGTTTGGCATCCTCTAAGCTATGTGCAATAGAACCGATAACAGTATTATCACCATTGATAATATCAATCTTATCAGAAAGAGCCTTTTCAGCATCCTTAGCACGGCTTACTTCTGTAGTAAGGTCAGTGGCTAACTTATTCTCTGCTGCTGTAGCTCTGGCTACTTCTCCAGTGATAGCTGCATTAAGTTCGGTTTCCTTAGCTGTAGCTCTATTGGCTTCAGCAGTTACGGCATCACTTACAGTAGAGAGTGAATCAGAAAGATTCTTTTCTGCTTGTTTGGCTCTGTTTATTTCATCAGTAACAGTAGTGCTAAGATTACTTACAGAATCGGCTACAGCACCTTCAGCGGATTTAGCTCTAGCTACCTCAGTGGCAATATCAGAGTTAATAGTAGCTACCTTTGTATCTACATCAGATTTAGTATATACATCGGCACTATTGGCTTTTCCTGCTAGTACACCATTGATAGCATCAATAGCATCACCATTACCATTAAGTACATTGGCTATCTCTCCAAGTGTATCTAAGGCTTCTGGAGCAGTACCAATCACATCCTAAATTCTAGAATCCACTTCTGCCTTAGTTGCATAGGTAGCAGCATTAGTATCAGCATCAGTAAGAACTTTATTTTTAAGAGCTGTAAGATTAGTGGTAATATCAGCTTCTACAGCCTTAGCTCTAGCAATTTCAGAAGTGAGGTTAGAAGCATTGGTATCAGCCTTAGATTCTATTCTAGCTTCCTCTGCTTTTGCCCTGCTGATTTCAGCAGTAACAGCATTACTTACTTCATTCTCCTTTGCTGTAGCTCTAGCCACTTCATCAGATACAGCCTTAGTAAGTTCTGCATCCTTATCAGTGGAGCGTTTAACTTCATCGGCTACAGTAGCAGAAAGAGCAGTTACAGAATCGGCTATTTCATTCTCCTTAGCTGTTGCCCGGCTTACCTCTGCATTGATAGCACTAGTAAGAGCATCAACATCATCAACCCTATCAGCTAGTTCAGCAGCTATCTTATCATCGAGAGCTTTTTCTGCTGCCTTAGCTCTAGTAACCTCTTCAGTAATAGCTGTATTCAGTTCATCCTCTTTACCAGTGGCTCTAGTAATCTCTGCATCCAGATTATCAACTACAGCCTTCTCTGCTGCTTTAGCTCTGTTTACCTCTGCTTCAATAGCATCAGTTACTTCTGTGTTCTTATCGGCTACAGAAGATTTAAGAGCTTTAAGAGCATCTGTAATATCCTTCTCTACAGTTTTAGCACGTTCAACTTCAGAAGTAATAGAACCAGTAAGTTCATTATCCTTAGTGGTGCTTCTATTGACCTCATTTGTTATCAGAGTTTCCAGCCTATTCTCTTCAGCTTTAGCTCTGTTTACTTCTATATCAAGTTCCTGCTTATGCTCTCTATCCTTCTCTAAGGAGCGTTCAATTTCATCCCCTAGATTCTCTACTACCTCATTAACCTTACTGTTAATAGCGTTCTCTCTTTCAATAGCTCTATCAGTTTCAGCATTAAGAGAATCTGTAAGCTGTTTTTCAGCAGCCTTAGCTCTGTTAGATTCAGCTTCAATACTATTTCTAGTAGTAGTGATTTCAGCAGTTACCCTATTAATCTCAGTAGTAAGATTAGTGGCTATCTCATTCTCCCTAGTAGTAGCTCTACTGATTTCATTATTAAGAGCAGTATTAAGAGTATTAGTTGCTTCCTCTACTTCCTCAGAAGCTCCTTCTTTATTCTCTTTAATAAGTTTATGAAGCTCTATATCCACTTCATTACTTCTCTTAATCTCATCATTGAGCTTATCCATAATAGCCTTATCACTAGCATCACCAGCTTCTTTATTAGCCTTGATTAGCTTGTGAAATTCTATATCTACCTCATTGCTTCTCTTTATCTCTTCCTCTAACTTGTTAGTATATTCATTAGTGATATAGTGATTAATCTGCTTATCACCAAGTTCCCTAGCTATCCTCTCTTCCTCAATCAAATCCTTTATATACTCTAGAGTTTGATAGTTTACAGGGTTAGCAGGAACTTCATTAAAGTTACAGTTACGCCAATAAATATCAGTAACTACCTCTTTTACTTTGTTATACATACAATCAGTATTCTTAAATGCTGAATCGTATTTAGCATAGTCATAAGTATAGCAGAGTACACCAGATTCTAGAGTGTTCATAAAGTAATCGGGTATAGCTATTCTATCTACATTTCCCTTAGTTTCAATATCTCTCTTATTAAAAACTAGGTAGTTATTTCTGTTAGCAGTCCATACATACAGCTTAAAGTGTGCTGTATCATTTACCCTTAACTGCTTGCCTTTAATATCCTCTAGGTCTAGGATAAGGATTAAATCACTTCCGCTTTTAATTTCCATTTTAATTATTCGTTATCAGTTAGTATATCAGTTTGTGTATCAGTTTTCTCTTTAATGGTATTAGTGTTTTCCGGCTCACTAGATACAGCTCTTTCTAAAGTCTGAATATTAACCTATACAAAGGTATTATCACCACCTTCTATAGCTTCCATATCCAACTGCTTTCTAATGTCATTAGGACTAACTACACCGATATTAAAGAGTGTCTGATAGTAATTGGCTAGTGATTGCTTATCTGCCCTCAATAGAGTGGCGGTATCAAATCTTACATCTATAGAATCCTTCTCTGAAGGCTTATACAGCTTCCTCTCAAACTCCAGTTCTATCTTCTCTAGAAGTGGTGATAGTGTTTCAGTAAGGAATGATAGGTTAGTAGCTTCAACAGTAGAGTAACTTGATTTAGATAAATCAAAAGCCTTTACTGGAGATACCCCAAAGAACCTACAAATATCCACTACATTAAACTGCCTAGTTTCCAATAGTTGAGCATCTGTAGGATTAACTGTAATCGGCTCAAATGATAGATTACCCTCTAATACTGCCACACCATTAGGAGTACCAGTAGCAGGGCTAAAAGCCATCTGCCAACTTCTTTTTAGTTCGTTCTTTTGTTGGCTGTTAAGATTAGTGGTAGTTTTTAATATACCAGCTAGATTAGCACCTCCCTTAAAGAATCCGGCGGCGTGTGCTTCTGCATCTGTAGAAAGTCCTAATGTGTTCCTAGCGTGTCTGAGAGTAGATACACCCTCAATTCCATCATAACTAAAATTCTTAATATGAATCATATTACAGCTTTCAACCGTTCCAAGTCCGGTTATACTGTAAGATACAGATTCTCTAAGGCTCTTAGGTCTATTGATAGTAACTAGTTCAGCAGGGATAAAGTGTAATCCAACAGCATCACCCTTATTATCCCTCTCTATATAAGCATATCCATTACCCTTTAATAGAGTAGATACTATCAATACCTTTATAAAGTCAAATCTAGTCATTCTAGGATTAGGCTCTTTATTTAACAGCTTGTAAGTAGGGTGTGAAGTGAATTTGATTTTATACCCTTGACTATCCATCTTATAAGGCTCTAGTGGAAGCTATGCTACTGAATCCGATATTACCTCTACACATCTATAAACAGTAGATAGTAACATAGATTTCTCAGTAGTATAGTTAGTGGCACAATTATAAGAAAGATAATCACCGAAGTAACTTCTTTCCTCTACTTTTGGCTGTTCAGTTCGTTTCTTTCCAAATCCAAACATAAGTAGTTATTATTAGATTATTAATATTTCATTAGAATAGTGTGGTACTAGTAAATACATACCCAGAGCCTATATCATAGCTATCACACCATCTATCTTTTTAGCCTTAATATCTTTATTAGGCTTCACATTGCCGTTATGGTCTGATTTAAGGGTAACATTCTTAAAGCACCATCTATTTATTTCATTGTTATCTATTACTGCTTTACCAGATAAGATTAACCGCTCCATTTCTCTAGTAGGCTTATTGAAGTTACCTAGTGTTTGTGGATATTCCTCTAATGGTAATCCTAGCTCTGTTGAGTGAATCGCCCACTGAGTAGCATTATACTTATCATATCCGATAGCCTATATATTGACTATCTCACTAGCTTTAATCATATCATTAGTAATATAGTCATAATCGGTAACATTGCCCTCTGTAACTTTCAGTAATCCCATCTACTTCCAATACTTATAAAGCTCTCTATCCGGCTTCTCTTTTAATGCTGATTCTGGTAAATAGTAATCCGTCTTAAAGTAGTATGTACCATCTTTCTCTACTAAGTAACATACCGCTGTAAGGTCAGAAGTGGCTGCTAAGTCAACTCCGATATAGCAGGGGCATCCTCTAAACTCTTCCAGATTGATTTTCTTAGTATTTCTAACTATGTAAGATTCTGGTAGCCATACAGAAGCACTATCACACCATAGATTAAGCGTCTTAGTTTTCACTCCAACTTCCTCACTAGGATTATTGATAGCACTTTTAACCTATTCTTTTATATATTTCTTAGTAACAGTAACATCCAGATTAGGAGTACACTTTACCCAGTTGTTTTCATCAGTCCAATCATCTTCATCATCTAAAGAGTAGATAGCAATAAACATACTATCATCCTCTTTTAGTCCATTTAATATTTCAATAGCTGTAGAGCGTAGTTTGTAGCAGGGTAGAGTTTTATCAAATCCGGCTGTAGTAATAGTGCATAAATGCGGATTCTACCTCATACCCATAGAAGATTTAATAACATCCCTTACCTTACTGTTCTTAGCAGAGTGGTATTCATCTACCAATCCAAAGCTAGCGTTAAATCCGTCTAGCTTGCTATCATCAGCAGCAAACACCTTTAACTTAGAATCATTAACATCTAAAAGGATGCTATCTCTATAAGCCTTCAATGCCTTAGCTGAAGGGTCTAGCTGTTTGGCAAAGTTGGAGCAAAAACTAAAAGCTATCTTAGCCTAATCCTTACTATTGGCTGCTAAATCCACTTCAGCACCATCTTCACCATCAGCTATCAGAAAGTACATACATAAAGCAGCAGCTAAGGCTGTTTTACCATTCTTTCTACTAACTTCTATGTAAGAACTTGTAAAGCGTCTATCTCCATCTTTCCAATAGAATCCGATTATATTAGCCACTATAAACTGCTACCACGGCTCTAGGATAAATGGCTATCCGCTACTCTTTCCTGCAAAGTGTTTCAGAATCCCTATAAAGGATATTGCATTATCTACAGCATCCTCTCTAAATTCTAAATCCTCTCTTTCTAAGTCAGAAAGAAAACGCTTACAAGCTAGCTTTATATTCTCACAACATACTACCTTACCTTCTACCACATCTACAGCATACTTATAGTATGGCTTATTCATTGTGATATTTGCAATAGTATTTCTTATATATAGTTCCCTAATGTTTATATTTGAGCCTGCTTTTACAGTTCACAGTAACAGCGGAAGATTTACACCCGATAAAGTTAGCTGCTGCTGTTACGCTCTCAAATGTGCCTAATAGTTCATCATCCTCTACAGAGTACACATCGACGGCTTTTTTAAGCCAGTTCTTACTCTATCCCTTCTAAATATAAGGCTCAGGATGTTTAGGCTTATACTCCACATCTTCACTTCTAAAGATATACTATCTCTTATCCACTGTTTTCTGATACCCAGTTAGATTTTTCCAGATAACAGAAGCAGGATAGCCTGTAACCCTACTAGCTTCTGCTAAGGAGCTGAATGTATGTAATAGCCTATTTGTATCAGCTTCATACATCCTTACCTCATAATGATTCTTAGGTACGTTCACCAAATCATCACTTCTAAAGTATAAGCCTTTAATGGATTTAGTTTTACCTAGAATACTATTCTTTATAGCCTTAGCAGATACTTCATACTCATAAGAAGCAGCATCAATAGTATCAAATTCCCCTATAAGTTCATCAGTGGAAGCATCATATACTTTAACTTCAATTCCCATCTTTTATAAAGCTAAATATGTGAGCTAGTACATCTACAGTCCATCCATCGCCTAACACATCAGCAGCTTCTTTCTCAGTAAGTAAATCACAGTAACCTTCCGGCATAGTCTGTAATCTTTCCCTCTCTGCTTTTGTAAGGTATCTAACACCCTCATAGAGTTTAGGCGTGTCTGTAATATCACCAGCAGCCATCCCTCTATAATGTTCATTATAATGCTTCACACATTCATCATAGTGCTTCTAATCTCTAAAGATAAGAGTGGTGAAGGCTTTAGCGTGGAATCGGTGAAACATCTTTATAGGTGTTTTAAGTGGTCTGCTGTCCGATACTAGTAAACATCTAGCCTTATCTAAAGGGCAATAACCACTATCCAAAATATCATTCACATCTATCTGCTTATCAGCAGGGGGTATTACATTTGGGATATTGGTCCAGTATAATCTAGGTCTATTCTAGCCAGATACTAGCCTACTGTTAATGGCTATTGGCTCTACACCTAGAATCTCTGATAGTTTAGCCTAATCAGCCTTTTTCATTCTTACATTCTCTAGTAAGAAGTATTTAGGTTTAAGCTCAGTGAGTAATCTGTAATATTGATAAAATAGGCTGCTTTTCTCTCCTTCTAATCCTGCAACAGTTCTATTAGCTAGAGAGAAGTCCTAGCAGGGTGAACCGCCAATAAGTAAATCAATCTTAGGAAGAGTGGAAGCATCCAACTTAGTTACATCGCCTAACTGTATTGTGTCCGGGTAATTGCTCTAAGTTACCTTAATGGCTATATCTTTAATCTCAGAAGCAAAGTATTTATCTACCTTGATTCCGGCTCTTTCCAATGCGATTCTACCGCAACTAATACCATCAAATAAACTTAGCACATTCATCTTACCTCTTTCTTTTTGTTAGACTTTATAAAGGCTTCTAAAGGTGATTCAGTACCAGTATTGGCATCCAGCTTAGGTAGCTTAGTTCTAGCCTTAGCAGTCAATCCAAATTCAGCCATTACCTTCATTGCCTAAGTTTGTGCATCCTTAGCTATCTTAATAGCAGGGTGAGGTGATAAGTTACCCCTATCCGACACAACCGTTAAACCATCTTTTTCTAACTGTTTTGAAGCCTTTATAAACATAGAGTAATTTCTGGCTAACATTGTAAGAGCTGCTGTATCAACATCCTCCATTACTCCATTCTCTTCAAGCATTTTCAGCACATCCTAGATATAGGTTTTGGCTTCATCCTCTATATCTACTGGAATAATAAATTTAGTGTTCATAATTAGTAATAAATTAGTGTTTAATAATCATTTATCATTGTAATCAGCCATCAGAAATATTCTCTTCATCGGCTTCCCTTTTTCTATTAATTATACAGAAAAATGTGATACAAAATCTTTCATCATTTATAAAGTGGAATCACTGTGATACGCTAAGTAACATCTTACAAATCAATCTACAACTAAATTTAAGAATGTGATATTTTTATTTTGGACTGTCTGTAAAAAGTATTATCTTTGTATATAAATTAAAAACCAATAAATCAATATATTATGAAAGACAAAAGTAGCAATAAAGAGAGAAAATTAAATGTTAGAGTTACTCCACATCAATCTTTAATGTTAGATGAAATGTGTGAGCAATTTGAATTAACTAAATCCGCTCTGATAAGATATATTCTGGATTAGTTTATAAAACAGTATGAAGATACAGATGATTGAAGTAAGGAGCAGCTATAAAAGGAAATAGATAAACATTGATAAAGCCATTCCTAATAGCGAAGTAAGCCGATTACTACAGCTCCATTACAGATACCTTCATTCTCGCTTAGTAAAGTCTGATAAGGATGAAGGTATATTTAATGATACCTACTTAAAACTCACTTATAACTATAATCCTTCTAAGGATTTCATAGAGTAGTTTATTTACTACTTCAAGCTCTTAAAAGGAGCATATTATAGAGATGATAAAGTGGCTAACTACTATGTGGAGTTAGTAGAAGTGTATGATAAAGTAGATACTGCTGATTACTCCGACACCAGTTTCAGCAGTGATACAGCTCAACCTAAGAAAGATAAACGCAAACTAACCGACTTAAAAAAGGAGATTCAAAGCTATGCCATATCTCAAAAAGCCTACAAAAGAAAAGCCATCAAACCAGATAAGAAGAGCTGAGAGATAGAAAATCTATCAGAGCCAACGGTGGAAGGCTCTAAGATTAGCAAAGCTATCAGAATAGCCACTATGCGAAGTGTGCCTAAGTAAAGATAAGATTACCCCTGCTATAGATGTTCATCACAAAGATTCCTTCTTAAACTATGAAGGATTAGAGAGATTAGCTAAAGCCTATGATTCAGATAACTTATTATCCGTCTGCAAAGAGTGTCATAGTTTCCTCCATCGGAACGGCACAACACACAGATATTTACCGCCTACCTAATTAATAATCGTAGAGAATGATAGATACATTCAATAAATCAGATAAATATGAAGATGTTAGATGCAATTTTCAATATTCACAAAAGAAGCAGTATAAATATCCATTAATCATATCTTGCTAAAGTAGAATATTAAAGTTTGTGATAGAATTATTTTGGTGAGTGTCAGAAAGTTACTATCTTTGTAGTAGAAATTAGAGCTACAATCATCTGGCGTTTTCCGCTAGAAATTCTCTCATAATGTTTTTGAAGATGGAATATTAGGGGTAGAGATACCCCTATATTTCTGTTTTCAATGTTACAGAAAGTTACAAAAAATAGCCTAGTAGATACTATAAAAAAGTAACACTACTAACCACGGTACTAAATCGGCTTCTAAAGCTCAATCTTTCCCGATTAGCACAGCCGGAACTGCCGATTTTGAAGCTCAGAGTGGCGTAAAAACTTTTTTCAAAAATAGTGTAATTTTTATTTTGGACTAAGAAAAAAGTTGTTTATATTTGCTTATAAGAAATTGAGAATGAGCAACTAACATATTTCTTTAGTTCCTATCATTTCTAGGAACATATCATTTTACTATCTGACTTTTTTAGCAGTAGAGATACTGCTAAATTCGGGGAATTGGGGTAATGGCTAGCCTAGTAGTTCAGCATACTACTGATAACAGTTCGATTCTGTTATTCTCCACTTTACTAGCTCGCTGTTCGTCTAAATTGCGGAGTTGGTGAGATTGAAACATAATTAAACTTTACATTCTGTCATTTATTAATCAGAATATAGGCGTTGAGATAACGCCTATATTTTGCCTTCAAGTGTAACAGAAAAATTGAAATAATACCCTTAGAGATACTAAAAATGTTACACACTAAACTACTAAAAGATATACTATATAGCACTCTTAGATAAGAATATTTCTTTACAGATTATCAGTAACAAAACTTCAAAAACAAAAACATTATGAAAACACTTAAAATTGAATCCTAGAACGGATATTTGAACTTAACAGATTTACCTAGTAATTGCATCTTTAATAAAGTGATTACTGGATGCGGTGGAACTACTATAGTTCTCTTTAATAATGAAAACTATGTAATAGCAGTACCTACTACAGAGCTTATTACTAATAAGACTGGTCTAACAGAAGCAGGAGCAGCTACTATTACAAGTCCAAACGGAAAAGAGCAAACAGTATTCGGATTATTCGGAATCTTCAGCTACCAAGTAAAGAAGGAGCTTAAAGAGTATTTAGCCACTTCTGGCATTAAAAAGATTATGTGTACTTATGATAAGCTACCCAAATTGGAAGAGTATCTAAATCCTTCAGAATATAGATTGCTTGTAGATGAATACCACATACTACTGAAGGCTTACAGTTATAGAAGAGCTGCCATAGATGGAGTATTAAACAGCTTCAAATCTTACAGAAGCTACTGCTTTATGTCAGCTACTCCAATCAGTCCAGAATTTAAGCCTAAAGCATTAGAAGGGATTGAGGATGTTATAGCTGATTGGGATGATGTTGAAGTATTAAAAGTGAACTTACAAAGGACTAACAAACCATATCTTAAAGCTGCCAATATTATAGATGCTTATAAGAATGATGGATATGTTACAGTAGGAGAATTAAAGAGCTATGAAGCCTTCTTTTTCATTAACTCAGTAACAGATATAGCTGCTATCCTACAGTATTGTAATCTTAGCAGGGATGAAGTTAAGATAGTATGTGCTGATACTGAATCCAACAGAAAGAAGCTAGCCGGATATGATATAAGCAACAGCAGAAGCGAAAACAAAAGATTCACCTTCATTACTAGCAAATCATTTGAAGGTGCTGATTACTTCTCTGATTCGGCTATATGCTATGTAGTAAGTAATAGCAGTAACAGCAATACCTTACTTGATATTAGCACCGATATTTACCAGATTGCAGGAAGGATTAGAACGGCTACCAATCCCTTTAGAGATATGATAGTACACATATTTAACACTACTGGTAAAAAGAGATATAGACTTAGAGATTAGTTATACTGATATGGTACAAAGAACCTATGAAGATTTAGAAGGAGCTAAGGAGATTATTGAACTAGTTAATAAGAGTGATAAGGCTAGAAAGTCCGCTGAAAAGTTCCTTAATAAAGAGTATGTTATGAAGGATGAAGATGGAAGCTATTACATTAATGATATGCTTATTAAATTGGACTTATTCACCTTTAAGCTAGAGCAAAGTATTTATAAAAACGGAATCTCAATAATGAAACATTACAGCCAAAACGGAATAATAACCAATAGTCCAGAATATGAAAAGCTAGATGGTACTATTAGTAATAAGTCTAAAAAAATGAGCTTCAAAGAAGCCTTCTTAAAGTATGTGGAACTAAAGAATCAGCCTTTTACATTGAGCAGTGAAGCAGAGAATCTTATAAAGGTACAACCTCTTATAAAAGATGCTTATAACCTCTTAGGAGCAGATAGGGTAAAGAGTTTGAAGTACATTAAGAAAGATATTCAAGCTGCTATATTAAATCTGGATGCTGATAAGAGCAAAGAGAATAAAGCAGCTATGATACTTAAAGATAGAGTAACAGTAGGATTCAATGCTACACCTTCAATCCAATCAGCAATAGCAGAAGCATATTCTACAGTAGGCTTAGATAGAACTGTAAAGGCTTCTGAGATTGAAAAGTATTTTGATTGCAAAGCAACAGTAAAGCGTATAGATGGTAAACCTACTAGGGGATATGAAATATACAGAAGTAAAATAGTGTTCGGATGATATACTTAGTTGAGAAATATAGTTAGGTTGCTCTAGTAAAAGAGATTCAGAAGGGATAGAGATTACTTGCTATGTGTGTGAATAATTAGCCGATACCTAATCTTTAGAAGTAGGCTTAGATAATAGATTACTTTAATGGATTAGCAGGGAATAAGATACTATTTACTGAATCCCTGCTATTCTTAGAAGATAAGATTTCAACCCTTTACAATGAAATAACTAACCTTTAATAGCTTATGAAAATGATAATAGCTAAATGTATGATGATAATGAGAATGAAGCTAGATAAAACTGAGAGAATAAAATGGATAAATTTGATAAAGCAGAATAGACTGGTAGAGCCTTATTCACAACAATATTACAGTAGCTCTAGATTTCCGATTATAAGGAAGCTACAGAGAAATATGATACTCTAGATATGTTCTTTACCATTAAAGAGAAATACACTGGAGTAGAGATAAAGAAGAGAGATAAACAGTTTGAGCATTACCCTACTTATATGATGGAAGTATATAAGTTTAATGCTCTTTGGTAGAGATTGAAAGATAAGGAGTTTGAGTAGATTTACTATGTTAACTTCTTTGGTGAAGATACGGTATATATCTTCAACCTTTAGAAGATAGCAGAAGGCATTAAGCAGGGCAAAGTAATAGTTACTTCCACTTATGCCAATAAGACTACAGCAGTATTCTAGGGAAAAACAGAGAAGAGAATACTACTAATACCTAAAGAATATGCTGCTAAACTAGTCAGAATAGATAATAAATGGTATAACGCTAAAAAACTTAATAAACAATGATACTAACTGTAATACACATAATTCTAATAGTCCTGCTTGTACTAGCAGTAATCAGATTATTCATTACCGATTACCTAAGACAAAAAGAGCAGGATGAAACAAAAGCCTTAAAGATGGAAGTTAGCTAGAATGGATAGATATTTGATATACTTGTTTTAATAGTCTTAACCTTAATATTTTAACCGATATGATAACACTGATATTACTCCCCATATTCCTACTACTTACTTATCTCTTTTATAAGAAAACAAAGAGCAATATAGCAGAAGATAAGCCAATGCTTAAAGGAGCTGATTTATACCTTTTAGGAATGATAGCTATACTTCTATTCACCATAATCTTCCCCTTTATATGAAACGGATAGCAGCAATACTTATAGCACTTATAATCGGATTCGGCATAGCTTTTGCTAAGTCCGATTATAAGAACCCAGTAGAATCTCAGATAGTAGCAGAGCTAGTTATACAGCCTACTTCTAATCCTTACAATAAGGTAGAAAGAGATATGTATTTAGCAGTAGATAAGTATGATAATCACTTTATAAGCATTAATGTTACATACTTCTATAAGAAGGGTAAAGATAATCTGAATATAACTCTTAAAAATGGAGATAGCTTTACAGTAACACCTACAAAGTTCTTAAATGTAGAGAAGGGTACTTATAAGAATGGTACTTATACAGCTTCCGCTAGAATCACTACAGTAGGCAATTACACCACTGTAAACACCTCAGTAAAGGAGAATAAGACTACTTACTATGATGCTTACAGCATTTATCAAATAACAGCAGAGCAATACAATAAGATATTAGAAGCCGGATTAGATAGTATATCTGTAGAAGGCATCTATCAAATCATAATTCAATAAAACTATAGCCAGTCCATTTAGTTGGATTGGCTATTTTCGTTTATAGGTGGATAGCTTTCTATCAGCTCTTGTAATCGCTCCCAATATCTTGCTTTTAGTTCGGGATTCTCTTTAATGATAGCCTTATTACGCTCTATAATTCTCCAGATAATATCAGTAATAAATCTATTCAGCTTTACTAAATCCCATTCCGCTTTAGTCCTTTTGATAGTTCTAAGGCTATGCTTAACTTCCTTCTGAGCTTCAATATCATCCCCATATACTTTAGCTAGTATATTGCCCTCTTTAGAAGGATGCACATAGCTACTATAAGTAGTATAGATTTCGGAATATTCGGGATATAGCTCTTTTATCTTATCATTGATTTCAGAAGGCTTCAGCTTTTCACCATTAATCCTAATCTGGTTTAGCTCTCTTCCTTTCTCAAAGATATTAGGTAGTATTTGCTCTGGATAAAGATACTCTGCTACCATTATCTTTAAGTTATCAGCTACTAGCCTTACAAGTGGATAAGCAGCCACTATTTCCCCTCTTTTAGCTAGGTCATAGAAGCATCTATTATAGGCATTGATATTATGAATCAGAGTATCAAAGTAGCTCATCCACGGTAAATAATCAGTCATACACTTATAATAGGTTAGCTCTAGAGTAAGATTAAGGTAGTCCATATATCTACAGTATATACTACCAGAATCCTCTAGATACCTATAATTAAAGCTCCGCTGTTTTATGTACCGTCTTAGCTTCACAGAGATATACAAAGAGTAATAATAGTGGCTATTAAGGATAATATAGATACTCCAAAAGCACCCCACGCTATTTTAATTTGTGTATTAGCTTTACCTAAAGACTTTTCAAACTGCTTTTGTGCTTCCTCAGATTGCTTTTGCAGTTCTGCCATTCTTTCAGTATGCTGCTTCTGAAGTTCCTCTATCTCTTCTATGTGCTGTTTCCTAGATTCTTTAATTATATCAGTGATAGCATTAAGCACATTCATTTCTGATTGAATATGAGGAGGTAACATATTTTTATTTTTAAGTTGTTATATAGCTATTTTTGTGGGATTCTGTAACAGCTAATCTATATCAGCTTCATCTAACTCTTTATCTAGCTGTTCAAATTCCTCTGCATTTTCAGCAGCGGATTTATCCCACAGCTCAAAGAGTTCATTATAATCCTCACTTATAATAAAGCCTACTTGATATACTTGTGCTTTATATCATTCCATCTAGGCACATCTAGCTCTACTCCGTAGAATCTCTTATAGCTAGCTTTCACATTGTCTAGCCAAGTTTCCGCTAAGTGATTAGTGCCTTTATAACGGTAAACTGTTTGCTCTAGAGCTGCCAGAAAATCCTCTAAGCAGTCAAATGTAGGATAATCAGTCTTATCTGAGTACCATACAGCAGGGCGAAGATTATTTATCACTCCGCTTTTACACTGTACTTTAATACTCCATCTTTCGCTTGTGCTACTAATCTCCCATACCTTTTTAAGCCAGCAGTTTTCAATGGTGATAACACCATTTTCCATCTTATACTTAATCAGTAAGTAGGAAGATTGGAGCTTATACGGCTTCTCTATTATCAGCTTGATAAAGCTCATATAAGCAGCTATATCAAAGTTAGGACTTCCAGTAAAGGATTTTATCTCTAACCAGTCATTATCTAAATCATCTGGATTTAACCAGAAGTCCGGGGATGCTTGTTTATGGTTATAGATATGCGGAATACCTTTTGTAGTCATCCACTTATCTAACCACTCTTCCAATATATTGCCTACTACATTGTTCTGCTCCACTGTAATCTGATAGTCCTTCAAACTACAAGTGATACTACCAGTAGCATCCTTAAAGCCAAAATCATCCATAAGCATCTTATAGACTTGTTCAGCTCTAGAAGGAGCGTCAAAAGTAGGTATTATTAATTCATCTGCCATATTAGATACTCTTTATAAGTCTGCTACATACAGCCTTAATCACTGGTACTACTACTGTATTTCCAAGTAAATCAAAGCCATCTTTTTCTGATACCTCAAACTGATAATCTTCTGGATAGCCAAAGAGCCTTAATCCTTCTCTAAGTGTGAGCTTCCTAAGTCCTTTACCATCCACTACCACTAGCTTCTGCATATCCATAGCTACAAGAGTAGGAGCTATAGAAGCAGGGTCTAGTATCTTATTGATTTCAAAGCTAAGTTTACCAGTTACTATATTATAGCCTTTAGGAAGGGTAGTATCTTGCTCTCTCTGATAAGAAGTTACCCCACTTCCATTAACTACCTTTACTCTTTTCTTAGGATGCTCATACACTAGATACCCCTTCTTTAATAGGCTCTCTAGAAGTGAATCTAAATCTTTGCCTTTATAGAAGGTAGCTATCATATCTCTGCTTAGTGGCATCCCATCCATCCAGATAATACCCCATTCCTCTGCCCATTTCTTTTTCCTCCGCTCAGTGAGAATAAGATTAAGCAGTTCCTTCTCCTTCTTAGTAGTTTTACCCTTTATATCAATATCCCAACTGTGAATATTATCCTTACCACCTCTCTTATCTTTAATGGATTTGCCACATAGTTCCTCAACTGTGAACTTAGATAGGAGTAGCTTAGTAAAGCGTGTATTAAGAGTAGGCAAATTATGCTCTAGAATATCTCCTAGAGTTCTTTCTACTATAGGGAAATTAGTGAGGTCTATCTGATTCTTAAAGCTGCCTACTATATAGATTCTCTTCCGCTCTTGTGGCACTCCAAAATATTTAGAGTTAAGAACTTCAAAAGATACTTTATAACCAATAGCTTTAAGATGCTTTATAATCGTTTTAAGGGTATTGCCGTTATCGTGATTTACTAAGCCTTCTACATTCTCTAAGATGAATCCTTTAGGCTTCTTAGCTATCAGAATCCGCTCCACATCAAAGAAGAGAGTACCCCTAGTATCAGCAAACCCTTTTCTATTACCAGCAGCACTAAAGGCTTGACACGGAAAACCACCACATAATATATCAAAGTCTGGTATAGTGTCTGCATCTACAGCAGTTATATCCCCAGCTATCTCTTCATTAGGGTGATTCTGTTTAAGAACAGATAAGGCATAAGGCTTTATTTCGGAAGTGAAAACACATATAGGATTATAGCCAGCTTCTTTACAAGCTAGCTCTAAGCCTTTTCGGATTCCTCCAATACCAGCAAATAAATCTATAAATCTTATGTCCATTACTGAAAAGGGTATATTAGGCTGCAAAATTACTAAAAAAATCTGAGATACAGAAAAGAAGGGCGTACTATCATTTAGTACACCCTTCTAATTTGCAGATATTTAACTTCTTAATATCCCTTTATAGCTTCTATAAAAGGAAGGTCAGTAGGCTCAGAAGAGCGTAAAGGGTACTTCTCTACTGGATAACTCCTTTCATCCACACCATAACCTAAGCCAGCGCAAAAGGCTAGTGCTTCCTCTTCTGTGTTGAAGGTTTCCGGCTCATTGAATAGAAGAGTATCATCCTCTTCTAGTAGAGCCTTGAAGCCATCTACATCCTCATTCTGGATATAGTCAATAGCTTCACTCTCAGTTACTACAAATACTTCTACCATATTATTGTTATTTAAGTGTTATACTTCCGGCTTATACTGATACTCTAAAACTTGATTCTGAGCCTTAGCTATCTCTACAAACTCATTTATATTTATCACAGCATCTTCATCATTGGCTCTTTCATCATTAAAGTAGAGATAAGGAGATACTATATAAAACAGCTCTTCACCTAAGCCTTTAATGTAGTCAGTAGCAAATTCACTACCAGTATAGACTACATCAGCAGAGAGATAGTAGGCATATCTTACAGCTTCTTTACCATTGGCATTATAGAAGATATAATATACTCCGTTAATAGCGTGTACCTCTACTAATACAGCACCATTCTTTACTGTGATTATGTCAGTGGCATTATAGGCTTTTCTAGATTCCTTACCCTTTTCCCTTCTCTGCTTTCTAAAGGTAGTAATCTTATGTGGCACTATCTTAGTGATAAGCTGCTTCACTAGATTACGCTGTTCAGTAGGGTTAGCTTCTGCCTTTTCTATAATGTCTTTAGGAAGAGTAGGACTACTGTAATAATCTCTAAGGATAGTCAGTCTTTCTATCTCTTTCTTAGCTGCTGCTATAGAGCCTTCATAAGTAGCCTTCTCTTTGCTGATAGCCTTAGAAGTCTTACTAAACTCTTCCATAGCCATAGCCTTCATATCTTCATTATCTCCAGCCATCATAGCAGCACTAGTAGCCACTTGAAAAGCTGCTGTTTGGCGTTTAGCTAGTTTATCCAGCTCCTTCTGAAAGTTTACTATGTTGGAGTTTTGAAGGCTTATCTGCCCTTCTAAATCCTCTATCTTAGCTAGTCTATCCTCATTGTTAACATCGGCAAAGGCTATTAGCTCATTCTTTACCAGCTCCCATATAATAGGCTCTAGCTTCTCATTGGCTATGCTCATACGGTTAAGGCATTTAGTAGAGTTGTTAACTCCACTCATACACACCCAGCTCATAGCCTTCTTTCCGTTGATGATTCGGTATGCTCCATTAGCACCCCTGCCATCTGGAGTAGAATCACTACCCTTAGCTCTAGGAGTAAGAGAGTAGCCACAGCAGGGGCATTTAATCAGCTTAGAAAGTAAGTGAGTAGCTTGTGAAGGGTACGGCTCACCCTTCACTCTGTTATTAGATAGCTTCTCTCTTACAGCTTCATATAGCTCCATAGGGATTAGCTTAGGTATCTCCACATCAAACACCTCAGTTTCCTCTCTATCGGGGTCTGCTAGATTGATAGGCTTTACACCAGTGGCATAGCTATCATAAGTAAGGATATGGTGAATAGAAGCTACTGTAAACTTATAGGTAGTCTTATCTCCAAATCTAGCGGAGATAGCTAAGGCTGTGCTTTTAAGAGTAGAACCCTCTCTAAGATACTCTGTAAATATCTCTGGTACTATCAGTGATTCTACTTCATCAGCTACCCACTTAGTTTTAGTGTGCTTATCCTTACCACCATTCCATCTATAGCCAAACTTCACAGTACCTAGAGCTATAGCACCCTTATCTAAGTAGTTCCTTCTAGCGGATGCTATCTGTGTTTTCATACTCTTCAGATACTTCCACGCTGCATCAAAAGCACCGCCTATAGTTATTTCTGCATTAGGTACTTTCTTCTTAGTAATAGGGTCTATAGTCCAAATGTCAATATCTCTAAAGTACACCGGAATCTCCATATTAATAAGTAAGCGTACATAGATACGCCCAGAAGCAGGGTCGCGGCTCATTCGGCTTACCTCAGATACTAGAACCACATCAAACTTCTGTTCTTTTGCTCCCTTTAGTAAGCGGTCTATAGATGCTCTGTTACGCTTAGTAACATCATCCTTACCAGTTATCTTCTCTCCATACACCAAATTATCTAGGTCATATTCATAACCCATAGACTTAGCTAGCCTAGTCAAGTCGCTAACTTGCCTATCCAAGTCTTGATATTTAGTGGAGCATCTAATTAAGAAGGCTGCTTTCATATTATATTCCGTTTTTAATCGTTAACTTTGTAGT